AGAAAGGCTCTCAGAGATTTCTAGGGGTATAATTAACTTGCTTATTAAAAGGAGTATATTATGAGCAGAAATATATTGGACCTTAATGGTCTATTCACACCAACCTATGTGGGATTTGACAGACTCTTTAATGAGATGTTGAAGACACAATCTCGTGCTAAATCAGCACCAACTTATCCACCCTATAATCTTATCAAGGATGGAGAAAACTACACAATTGAAATGGCTATGGCAGGACTTACTGACAAGGACATTGATATTACTTTGGAAGAAAGAACCTTAACAATTTCTTATGAGAAATCAGAAGAAAAAGTTGATGGTGTTATTCACCAAGGATTAGCTCAACGTTCTTTCAAAAGAAGTTTTAATTTAGCCGATGATATTGAAATCCAAAAGGCAACACTTAAAAATGGATTACTTTCTATAGAAATGGAAAGAGTTATTCCTGAAGAGAAAAAGCCTGTAAAGATTAAAATATCTAAATAATTTCACAGGCTTTGTAAAGGTGTGGGTAGATTAATTTCTACCCATACTTTAAAGCATTTAATTCTCTTTGAAGATAATTATGTAAATCACCCATTTTAGTTTTACCATGTCTAAGTACAGCTTTTATAATATCTCTTTCATCTATATTAAAAATATTATCTACTTCATTTTCAGGCAACATACTAAACTCTGTAACTATTTTATTGTCTCTCGTTAATAAAACTTTAAAGCTTATTAAGTTTGCTTCAGTTTCTTTGCTCATTATTCTTCTCCACTTGTATCAAAAAACAAAATTTTATCTTGCCTACCACGTAGCCCAGCTTTCATGTAAGATGTAGCACGACCTTCAAAGAAGTTCTGATGTTCAACACCCATGACTTCATCCAACCAACCAAGAGGATTTTCTCTTTGGTCAAAGTTAGTCTTTAATCCTAGCTGAAGTAATCTTCTATCAGCTATGTATCTATTGTAAGCATACATATCTTTCTTGGTGAGACCTTGAATATCTCCCATGTCAAACACCAAGTCTAAAAACTTATCTTCAAGCTTAACCATTTCACGACAGACTTCGTATATTTCTTTTTTGAAATCATCTGTCCATATATCTATGTTTTCTTGAATAAACTGTCTGAATAATTTAGTCATGGCTTCCACGTGCATAGACTCATCCCGTATAGAATAAGTAACTATCTGTCCCATACCTTTCATACGTCCAAAGCGTGGGAAGTTAAGTAAGATTGCAAAGCTTGAGAATAACTGTAAGCCTTCAGTGAAAGCTGAATAGACTGCTAAAGTTTTTGCAATGCTTTTCTTATCTTTTAATGTTGTCTTAATACCACTAATATATTCATGCTTATTAGACATTTCTTCATACTCTGCAAAAGCTTTGTACTCTATCTCCGGCATACCGACTGTATCAAGCAGTAAGCTGTAAGCATGTTGATGAATAGATTCCATGTTAGCAAACGATGCCATCATCATACGTGCTTCAGGTTTCTTAAAGATTCTCATGTATCTATCTATGTATCCTGAACCAACATCTACATCAGACTGTGTGAACAATCTAAAGATTTGTGTCAGTAGATTCTTCTCAGTCTTTGAAAGCTCTTGCCAGTCTTTAACATCTGTATGTAATGGTACAGACTCCGGCATCCAATGCATTTGGTTTTGTAGTACATAGTAGTCAAACATCCATGCATCATCAAACGGTTTATAATATTCTCTTGTTCCTAATAAACTCATAATTATTCCTTTGGTAAATATACTATTATTTCTGAATTACATTTAGGGCAACTTAAATTAGTTTCCATAATGTACTCATCGTTTTCATCTTCTATGTCGTGGTCTCCACCCCATATTAATTGTGTTCCACAGTGCCAACAATCCATATCAACCCTCACAAGCTATACATTCCACTTCATCAAGTTTAATACGTGGAACTTTTATATTAACATTTTCTGCATTACGAGCAGCATTAGACCTAAAGTAATATAAAGACTTTAGTTTGTTTGCACCATACCAATGAACATCATTGACATACTGCATATACTCATCATGAACTTCTTGTGACTCTGTAGCCTTTGGAAGTGTAAAAAATAAATTAACAGACTGTGACTGGCATATAAACTCTTGACGTTTATAAGCATGTTCAACAATCCATATCTGATTTATCTCATTAGCAGTTTTAAATACTTCTTTTTCTTCATCAGTAAGAATATCCAAGTGTTGAACAGAACCATCCATACCTGCAATGTCTTTCCAAAGCTTGGTAAGCTCATCACCTTTCAAACCTTTTTTCTTTAAAAGTTTTTCTAAGTGTTTGTTTTTGACTTGGTACGTGCCTGAAAGAGTTTTGTGCGTATAAACATTAGCCCTGTATGGCTCAATCGAAGGAGACGTACCACTACAAATGATACTGCTAGAAGCGTTAGGAGCAACAGCCAAAAGGTGAGCATTCCTAAGACCACCACCACTAATATCAGGAGCCTCACCACGTTCTTCAGCGAGTCTACGAGAAGCTTCCAAGGCTTTGTCTTTAATGTATTGAAAAGTTTGGTAATTGAAGCCTGTAGCGTAGATACTTTCAAAAGGTATGTTATTCTTTTGAAGATACGAATGGAATCCCATCGCACCAAGACCGACTGACCTTTCTCTGTAAGCAGAGTAAGCAGCTTTCTTAAAGCCTTCCTTACCTTCTCTGATATGTTTTGTAAATCTTTTGAAGTTTGCATTGTATTCTCCTAACTGTGTTGTATCAATTGCATTATCTATAAAGTGTTGGAGTACATTATCCAACATGGTTATTAAATCATCTATAAACTGTTCGTTCTTGGACCACTTATCAAAGTGTTCTAAGTTTACACTTGACAAACAACACACTGCGGTTCGTTCTTCATTAGTTGGTAGTGTAATCTCAGAACATAAATTACTTTGTTTAATTTCTAATCCTAAATCTTTTTGTTTCTGTGGTAAAGCTTCATTACATTTATCAATATTAACAATGTAAGGCTCACCTGTCTCTGCTCTTGCTTGAATAAGTTGAAACCATAAGTCACGAGCATTAACAACTTTAATAGCTTCTTTAGATTTTGGGTCAACTAATCTGTAGTCTGCATCCTCTTGTACAGCTTTTAAAAATTCATTGTTAATGTTTACAGCATTGTGTAGGTTAAGACACTTACGATTGATATCACCACCTGATTCTTTACGCATGTTAATGAACTCTTCAATCTCAGGATGGCTGATATCCATGTAAGCTGCATAAGAACCACGTCTTGTTACACCCTGATTGAAGGCTAACATCTGAGAATCTACGACATGCATGAAAGGAATGGAACCAGTAGACTTACTACCGTGAGTAGTAGAAACACCGTTACTACGAACATTTCCCCAGTATCCACCGATACCTCCACCTGAAGATGCCAACCAAATGTTTTCGTCATAATGAGCAGAAAGCCCAGTCCTGCTGTCAGGAACATAATTGAGGAAGCAGCTAATAGGAAGCCCACGACTGGTTCCCCCGTTACTAAGTATAGGGGTGCTAAACATAAACCAACAATTGGAGCTGTATTCATAAAGTCTTTGAGCCAATTCATAATCAGTAATGTTTTTGTAGGTTGCTCCGAAGACGGATGCTCTTGCGAATGCTTCTTGGGCATATGTTTCATTCTCCCATAAGTATCTATCCTTGAGTGTATCAAGACTGAACTTATCTAAATTTTTTTCGTTATTATAATTAATTTTTATTCCTAAGTATTCTTTCGGTCCAACTTTATCTTCAACCATTATTATTCTCCATGTCATGTACGTACAACATTATTATAGCATAATGTAAAATTTTCATTAAGTCTTTTCTATTTTTACCATCTTTATTACCATAACGTTTTGCATATTTCATAATGTTGCCAATACAAAATCCTTCACCATGACCTGAATCAATAATGATATCTGTTGCCTGATACTTATCTGAAGCATAATGTTCACCATAAGTATTATTAATATAATTTTTTAATTCTAAAAGTAAATCTTGTTCATTAAATTTATAATCCATCATGTCTCCACTCTTCAGGTAATGTTTCTTCACTGAACCATCTAAACCCATTTGTTTCTGCCCATTCAGCATGGGTCCGTTTTGTTCCGTCCTTTCTTACTTTGGCTCCCGGCATTGCTGAGTAAGGTTTTTGAAATAAAAAAACTAACTCTTGGTCATCGCTTAGTACTTTTCTAATGTGAAGATATTTACTGTATTCTAAGTAATCCCAAAACCTACCCTTGGCTTCTAATAGAATTGTTTTATTAGCAATGACTTTTACAAAATCGGGTTCATACTTGTGCTCAACAACATATTGAATAACATCGTAATGATGTTTCCAGTCTTGTAATATAGTCTGATGCATATCAAACTCCCAAGCACTATCATATCCTTTAGGTACATTAATTTTTTTTGGTCTAGGTTTTCTAGGTATTCTTTTAGGCATCTTTTTTAAATCCTAAATCTTCAATCGTTATATCATTTAACCTATCAATATCAAATCGTTTTAATTTTTTTATTATCCACTTAAAACTCCATGTACTTAAATGCATTTGCCTGTTTGCATATACATGAGTATCAGGAGGAACAAACTTTAAAATATTTTTTGATGTGACATTTGCTTTTTTAAACTCATCTTCAGGTACATAATTTTGTAACCAGTCACACATTAAATCTTTTGTTTTATTTCTTATTTTTTTAGATTGTCTACCGTTCAATTTTTATCTCCTCTACTTTTGGTTCTGATTTTATATCCGTAAGATAGGTTAATCCTTTTGCATATTTAAAAACACGCAAACCTAAACCATCATTAGAATCTTTGTGACATTCAAATTTATGAGGACAATAGGTACATCCTCTAGCTAGTTTATAGTTACCTGATTTTCCTTCGGGTACAGGTTGATAACAAAAAGCAGGTGGTTTTTTCTTTTTAACTGTAGCTTTAATTTTTTTAATCGAACTAATAATGTTTGGTTTATCAAAATCATTTGGTTTGTATAAAGTTATTTCTCCAGTTTCTTTATTAAGAACTAGAAAGCCCCCTCTATTCGTACCTTCGGCATGTTCATATCCTGTAAGCTGTGAAATATAACCAAAGGGGTCATCGTTTT